TCTTACGTGTAAGAAAGGACGTCTGATATTTGATCCTAACATTTGGTCATATACTGTAGATGTTCCAGCTGGTATTAACACACCTTTAATGTTGTCAACCATACCTCTAGTAGAAGCATCATTTAAGTATTTCCAGTCAGTTTTATAAAAGTCATAAGAACCTCTTCTAAAACCTGAAAAACCAAAGTTTAGAGCCATTTCAGCCTCATTGTCAAATAGACCATAAGAAGCAGAAGCAGTTGAACCGAATCCACCGCCGGCCATAGAGCCAATCATATCATCAAAATCAAGAGCAGTTGCTCTATCTAAAAATAACATGTTTTCTTCAATAGCACCTTGTAAATCTAATTCTTGTAGTATAGCGTCAAAATCGCCCATCGCGCCATTTCCAGGAGCAGCAGCACCAGCAAATCCTTGATAAACGTTACCTCTTTCTTCTATAGCAGAAAACATACCTTGTGTACCTTTACCAGCGTCTGTATTCAATGCCTTAACAGCAGATCCATCAGCGGCAAGTTCACCTTCAACCATTGCCATTTCAAGATAATCTTCATATCTTAATCTAGTTTCTGATTCAGCTTTCATATACCATAAAAATCCAGATGTTCCATCTTCAGTAGCAACTTCAACCCACCCAATTTGAGCAGTGTCAGAACCATTAACTAAATACTTATCTTTTATAATGATAGGTCTGTTACTGAACTGAGTTAATACTGGAGTTACAGATCCTTCCATGCCAAGTGTTCCTTTTGCAAAGTCAGAACCATAAACAAATAGTTTAAGTCCAGAAGCTCCTAGAGCGTTAAAGTTAGCAGCAGTATAACAAGCACCATCAAAAGTTACAGTATTTGGACTTCCTGGATTAGGAGCCGTGGTAACTAAACCTTTTAAAGTTACTTCTGTTGCTGGATCAAAAACTACAAAAGTTTGATTTTTTCTAATAACCAATTCGTTATTAGTTGGTAATGTTACAGTAAAGGTTGAACCAGCTAATGCTACGTTATCATAACCTATATGTAATCTATTTTGTTCAGACCAAATAACTTGATCAGATGTCATTGGCATTTCAGCGCCAACCATTCTTAAGAAGCCTGATAACGTTCTGTTACCAAATCTTTCTACTTCTTGTTCGTATAGTTCAGGTAAATACTGTTGTGCAAAATCAGCAAAGTCATCTCCACCTTTATCATTCCACTGTAAGTAGTTAGATGAGAGGATAGACTGATCTTGAGTAGGTGTTAAACCTGGACCTACACTTGTAAAATTTCCCATTTTAATTTATCGTTTATTTATTTTAAGTTTATTACTATCTAAACCGTTTACTGCTTTTAATTTAAATCCTTTTAAATGAATATTTTCTGGTGCACTTTTACGCGCATCTTTACTTATATTCTTAGATTTTGCAACAACATCTTTAACAGCGTCGGCTTTCCCTTGCTCGTAAAAATGTTGTGCTATATTATCAGCATTTCTTGCGGTATAAATAGCTTTATGATAGCCTTTAACATCAACAACTTCTCCTTTATCATTTAAGAACTTCTTAACTACATTTGAAATGTCAGATTGAGCATCGGCAACATCTTCTGGATTATTAACACCATATCTAAACTTTTTTTCTCCTAAATTGAAATCAAAACCTTTGAAATCAGAGAAATATGTTTTAGTATCGGTCTTAAACATCTCATGCTGCTTTTGCGCTACCTCTTTGTCTTTAGAAAATTTGGTGAAAAACTCTCTCGCTTTAGTAAGTTCATTGTTTACGGTAGGCCTCAACTTGATTTCTTCGTAATACTTGTTTTTTAAACTATCTAAAAACGATTTTGCTTTTACAACCTCTTCTTTTTTTGCGAGCTTTTTACGACGTACCTCTCGCTCCTCGTCGTAGTCTTCATCCACTTTAAAATTTTCCTCCATGATAAAATCAATTTCGTCAAGTTCTAAATGTGGTTTTGAATTTTTATAATATTCTTTTAACAGTGTGTCATCGTCAATATTACTATAATCAGCGTTTAATCTAATATAGTCTTGCATGTTTCCACCTGTTTCTTTCATAAACTGTACAAGTTTATTTACACCATCTGGTAATTCTGGCTTTACTTCACTAACCGTCTCGGGTTGTACAACTTCTTCTTCACTTGTTATTTCCTCTATTATAGGTTTTGAAGTTTCTTCAACTACATCTTTAACATCTTCTAATTTTTCAACAACTTCTTCAATAACTGATTCATTTTTCTTTTCTTCTAAAACAACATCAACATTATTTGCTTCTTTTGTTTGTTTACTATTTTCTTCAGTTTTTGTTTCTTTTTTGTTTAAATCTATTCTAGCTGCAGTGGTATCACCGTTGTTTAATTTCTTAGGTCTACCTTTTTTCTTTTTCATTTTAAACTCACCTTCTTGAGGTGTGTTTTCTGTTTTGTCTTTATTCATGATATGATATTATATAATTATTGTAATGTACTTATGGTTGTTCCATTGGCGGTGTTTGGTTTGTTAATTCCTCTGCTAATGGTTGGCCTTGGTTTTGAGTAGCAAAATCAGTTGGTAATAAACCGTCTTGTCTTTGCTGTATCATTGAACTTTGTTGTGTAGCTTCCATTTTTGATCTTTGATCTTTCCTATCTTCAATCATTTGTTCTTTGTTTACGTCTTTTTGTAAGTTCAATATAGCTAATTGTTTGTCAAACTCAAACCTTTGTTGAGCTAACGTTAATTGGTTTTGTAAATCAGCTGCCATTTGTTGTATCCTAAAATCAGATTTACCTTTTTCTAATTGAAGTTCTGTTTGTGATATAGCTTCTCTTTTTTGTACTTCAAACATAGCGGCTTTCTCAGCTGACTCAGCATTAGCTTGAGCCTGAGTTTGTATCATTTTTTGTTGAGCTTCTTGATCTTGTTTAGCTTTTTGTCTTCTTTTAAGCTTTAATAACTGATTAGCTAATCTAAGATTATGTATATTTCTTATATCAATAGCATCTTCTAAGTTTATTTGATTGCCTTTCAGCGCTATTTCTATATTTTGTTCTAGGATGTGCTTATCTTCTTCATCTGGCTCTAAGTCTAAGTAAATACCAAAGTCATACAAATGTAATTCTTTTATCTCTTCTAAAGTAGCAACGTTGTATAAACTTATACTATTAACAAGCGCTTCGTTAGTTAATTCAAATTCCAAAGAATCAGCAACTCTTAAAGCTATATTTTCACAAGTTTTCAATGTGACATATAACCCAGCATCTAATATGTGTCTTGTAGCAACGTTTGATTGAGCAACAGCTAGTTTCTGTAAACCTAACAATGCATCTTTATCTGGATTACTGCCATCTCTAGCTTCATTTAATCCTGTTACATCTCTAATCATTTGTAGATAATACTGGTAAGTCTGGATCAGTGATGTTATCTTAGCTTGATGTGCTGAAGTTTGCAATTCTTGTATAGGAACTCTACCAGGGTTCATGTCACCATCTTGAGTCATTGATCTTCCAACTATACTACCAGTTTGGAAATACATATTCAAAGCTTCACGAGGGTTGTAGCTAGTTCCGTTACCTAAATCTACTTCTGCTAAACCATCAACATCTAAATAAACACCATCAGGAACCATACGAGCTAATACTTGCTGCAGTTTTAATGAGGTTAATTGAATCATGTCACCAAAAGTTATCATACGCTCAACTAAAGAGGTTATTCTACCTTTGTACATTGAAGGTGCGCATAAAGTATAATTCATGTTTACTTTACATAAATTAGACTTAGGCCTTGTCATATTCTCTGCTACTTTCCAGTCTAGCATGATAGGATGTCCTAATATTTTCGCACCATGATAAAGTACCTCTATAGATCTACTAACTCTTTCAAACCCATCATTTGGTGGTGGAGCAAATGTATCAGGTTTTTCTAATGCTTTTTCTAATCCGTTAGCAGTTTTCTTTATTTTAAATACTTGATCAGTATATGTTTTGTATTCAAAGTACAAAACCTGTATAGTATCACTATCACTATTACCTCTGTAATTTCTTCTGTAATTAGTATTACCAGGCATTTTTTGTATAGTACTTAGTTCATCATCTGTTAAATTTGGAAACTGTTTTTTAAGTTCTGGTAATGAAATATTTTTTACTTCACCTACATAATATAGGTCTTCAAAATTTGGATCATCAGTGTAAGAATAAACAACATCAACA